CTTGGCATGATCTTACAGGATGGCACTTTAGATCTATTGATAGTTATCTACGAAACCGAGAAAATGAAGTTGACAAAACTTATACTTATGATATTTCAGGTAATAATTCAGATGAAGAAGTAACTAGAATAATTGATCTTAATGTTATTAGACAAGTTGATTTTATGGATTTGCTAAACAAGCAGGCTTTATCTTCTAAGGTTATTTACTATGAATTGAATCCTGATAATGATTTTGCCTCATACTATGCAACACTACCAGCAGCACTGGGTGGATTACAAAAAGTAATAGGTCCAAATGGATTAGACGATGCTGTAGGTAATACGGTAATAGAAGCACAGGCTGTTATTGAGGAAAGTTTAGAATATGATTACCTAAAAGATCATGATAAATGGTCAAGTGTAGAACAATATCCACTAATCCGTTCTGATGAAAATCAATATACAAAGTATACTCAGCCTAGTTTTCTTGAAATCCCACCTGTATATCTTCAAGAGGGAATTGGAAAATCTAGTTGGTTTAATAGTTCTCCTTACGATCTAAACAATAATCAATATGGATACTCAAATTCTTCTGCATATACACGTCATTCTTTCGATCAAACAAATCCACACGAATTCTTTAAGACTAAATTTGCAAGACAGAGTGATCTATCTGGTGAGAAGTTTAGGATAGTTCATGACAAGATAAAACTGCCTATTATTCAGTCACTGAAGGAATATTATCTTGCTTGTTTACAGAGGGTTTATTACGAGCATAACTTAATTATTATGTCAGAATCCAATAGACTAGAGACAGGAGAAGGAACTCTTGGTAGAGGACCTGATCAACAATATTGTGAATATTATAATAGTAGAGAAGAGCAAGTTAACTGGTGGGAAGGACAACTAACTCCAGAGGAGCGAGCGGAAATTGATTATATATTTGCAATATACCCACAGTTAAATACACCAGAATATTATGAGCAAATTCTTCTAGGTTTTTTGCCATCGAACATCGAAGAGATTTTACGCAATTGGGCCCCTAGTTTTCTTAGTCGTAATTTAGGTCGCTTTTCTTCATGTACACAAAGACAACGAGATACTAGATATAGGTTTTTTGGTGAGGTTGACCATCCGAGTATGCCAAGCGATCAGAGGTCTGAATTATATTATGAAGTACTACTAATTGATGTTGATGTAGTTCCTAGACTTAGTGGAGAGTATATAGGTAAATCATATCCACGATGCGAAAATCAAGAACCACTATTACCATATAGTGGTGATCCTGTTGATTGTTTAACACTTAGGGATAAATGGAATAACATTCCGTCAGAGTGTGCTTTGATTACTGAACATTTAGGTCAAGAATATTGTTCCCCACGAGTTCGTGGTATATATGGTGATCCAATTAACTGGTATAATAGTATATTTTGGAATGGATATTGGATAAATCCTAGATTAGGTCTTCCAAATATTAGAAACTTTCGAGCATTCTTTAGTGACGGTCTAGATCAGCAACATCAATTTTTTGAAAAACCTATGTTCATAAAAGACTTTGGTGAACTTACATTTAGTAACGATTCATATTCTCCAATCGACCTCTACCCTGGCATTAATGGTTGGTTTCCGAATACTTACAGTTCGGCCTTCGACCCTAGTAATGAACCATCGCACTTTATAGAAGTTAGTGGCTTATATTATGCAATAGAACAAAATAATGTTCCATACACCGTAGAAATTCCTGATTCAGATCCACCTGAAAGTATAACAGTACCGATCGGCCCCGGCTCCACGAGAACATTTACAAGGAACATAACAGTTGAGTATATTGAAAATTCAGCATATAAGCATCAGAGTGCTTGTGAAATACCTAGATTATGTGGTCATTTAGATATTGCAGAAGAAGCGATCGATGTTCCTTATGTTAGTTCCTACAATTTAGAGAAAACGGAGCGCGGCCAGCGATGGTGGGATTTTGAATCGAACACAATTTCAACAATTTCGTTAATATGGCCTGCTATCTGGGGAAGAGGATTGCCTTATTCTTATGGTGCTATTCAGGGAATACCAAGATCTATGGTGGGGAATATGGAAGCCTTTTCTGAATTTCTTCGACAGTTTGGAAGAAACTCTTATGATGTACCTTACACCGGTTTTGACCCGATAGCCCTCGCGGCCGGCACGAACTTTACTGATTTTGGTGGGTATTACACAAATGAAAAACTTCAATTATATGATGCTTCTAGACCAATTTATAATAATAAAGATTGGCAAAACTTCTTAGATTGTAATGGTACTTGTGTTGGTACAGATAATGTTGTAACTGATACAAGTAAGTCTGTTGAGTATGCTAAGTATTGTTCTTATGCTTGGAATAGATATTGGTCTACGCCAAAGGAACAACCAATATATCGAAGGGCGCAGGTTGCTCTCATTCAAGCACAAGAAATTGAAATAACAGTACCTAACGATATGAATTTAACAATAGGAAATCTAGTTGCTGTTACTATGCCTAGATCAACAGCCCGCGAGGCGGAGGCAGGAATAGCCGCAGAGATTTCTAGAGTTAATCCAGTATCAGGAAGATATCTAGTTACAGGTATTCGTAGAGTATTCGATAGTAGTAATACTTCTGCGATGAAACTAAGATTAAATAGAGATAGTTTACCATATGATCCATCATAAAGGCATACATAAGATATGGTAATAACAGATAAATTTAGATATTCTGATCTTGATTTTAACTTCGCTAAATCATCAACGAAGGATGTTGCTCGTAAGTTTGATAACAATGCAATCAAGCAGTCCCTTAGAAATGTTGTATTAACTAATTTTTACGAAAGACCATTTCGGCCTTCCTTTGGGGCTAATCTACTTTCTAGACTTTTTGATCAAGCATCACCTGGCATGATTTCTGAAGTTAATTCTAATATCAAGAAAGCCATTACTACATCTGAACCAAGGGTTACTTTGAGAAAAGTTACTACCGATTGGAATAATAATAATGGAACTTTAAAAGTAGAAGTTGAATATAGTTTTTTAGATGATAACGACGTAATAGATATAACAATAGAAAGAGTAAGATAATGCCAGATTCATATATCAATCTAAGTCAAACAGATTTCAATCAAGTAAGAAAATCTCTGGTTGATTTCATGAAAACAAAGCCAGAGTTTACTGATTATGATTTCACTGGCTCTGCAATGTCAACTTTAATTGATCTCTTATCATATAATACAGCATTCTTTTCAACATACACAAACTTTTTAGCAAACGAAAGTTTTATAGATTCGGCACAGAAAAGAGACTCTCTAGTTTCTCTTGCTAGACTTGTGGGTTATACACCAAGATCTAGAATCGCAGCCAGAGCAGATATAAATGTAACACTGAATATAGGATCGTTGGTTCCTGCTGGTACACTTTTTAATGGTCAAGATACTTCCTTTTCTTTTATAGTAAAGGAAGACATCGATCTAGGATCAAGTACTGGAACAATAACGGTTTATCAGAACTCATCATCAAACACAACAAAAAATACAACTTACTTTAATGGTAGTGTTACTGTTCCTGAACAGGCTGATATATCTTCATTAAAAGTAACAGTCGGTGGTATAGAGTATAATAAAGCAGATAGAATTTCGGTTCTATCTGCATCCTCTCAAGTGTTCTTTGTTGATGCTATTTACTCTGGAGCATATGAAGTTTCATTTGGTGATGGTGTATATGGAGTATCAGTTCCAGCCAACTCTAATGTTGTTGTAGAGTATCTTACACCAAACGGAGTGAATAATGCGAACGGAGAAACTGTCTTCGATATAGCACCCGTCATTAGTTCTATAAAAGTTACTAAAGTTAATTCGGTAATAAATTCTGCTTATGGCGGACAAGAGCGAGAAACTATTGAAAGTATTAGAAGGAATGCTCCATCATATTTTCAGGCACAAAATAGAGCAGTTACCGCCGAGGACGCTGAGATTGTATTCAAGATAGATAACCCCGAAGTATTTGACGCGACTGCTTGGGGTGGTGAAGATAATAACCCACCCCAATATGGTAGATTGTTTTTAGCATGTACTAAGAATAATGCTGGAGCGACATTTACGCAAGAACAACTCTCTGTCTTTGCTGCCAAGTTACAAGAAAAAACAGTTGTAGGAATTCTTCCTGAGTTTGTTCAACCAACATGTTATGACTTAGATATTCTTGAAGGCGAGATTATATTTGATAGATTAGTTAGTATAGACGGTAATGGTTTAAATACTATTGTATCAAGTAAAATTCGAGACTATGATCCTGCTTGTGGATTTAGAGGAATTTTCCCTTATTCAACAATAATCTCAGATCTTGTAAATAACAATAAGGCAATCAGATCAGTTGATTTTAAAGTAGAAATGTCTGCTACTTTCTTGGGAAATGAATACGAAGACAATACTAATAGAAACTTATATGTTTCTTTTGCTAATACAATAATCAAGTCAACAGTCAATGCTAAATTTTCGTTGATTGATATTGATATATTCGACGACGCTGACGAGAATTTAGGATATATCGAAGACGATGGAGATGGATTTTTAAGATTTTATATTATGGAAAATGCAACAAGAAAATATATTAACTACAGAATAGGAACTGTTGATTATTTGACTGGTAACTTATATGTTGTTGGCTTGACAGATTGGAATGCCGTAAACAATAAAAACTTTGTTATTCGTGCTGAGCCAAATACTAAGTCAGTTCAAGCACGAAAGCAGGCAATATTTAAGATTGGAGTTATCGATCAACTATCGGTTAACGCATAATGATCAGTACTACAAACTTAGAATTCAAACCCCTTGTAGAAGATAAAGCAAAGAAACAGTTTGCTGAACAGGCATTACGAAACTCAAATGCGTCTGATATTATCACTCCGAGATTTCCATTCTATGTTCGTGATAGATTACCAGTTCATATTTTAGAGAACTATGAATTATATGTTAAGTTTATTGAAACCTATTTTGAGTGGTTAGGAATAACCAACAACATCAATCAGATACCATATCTGATGGATATAAACAATGTACCTAATAATCTTTTAATTCACCACAAAGAATTGTTTGCTCATCTTTTTCCAGATATTTCTCTCAGGGAAGATGATGGAAATATTATTTATGATTGGAATAATCCTGAAAATTCAGTAGTTGATATTCGTAGATTCCTTAGTTTTGTTCGTCAATTTTATCTAACTAAAGGCACCGAAGAGTCTAGTAGATTTTTACTATCTTCTTTGTTTGGTATCGATCCAGCATCAATTGATTTTGATTATCCTAAAGTACAACTGTGTATTTTATCTGACTCTATATGGGTTCCAAACTTATTAGAAGATAGTGATGCATTAGGTAACACATATAGTGGATATTGGGCAGATAGCAGAAAGACTTTAAGTGGTGGTGTTAGATTCAGAGATGATTATTTTCAAGAGTTCTCATATTCTATTACAGCAGTCAGTACAGAAGGAAGTGTTTTTGAGGATGGTCAAGGAAATCAAGGACTATATGAATTTACAACCAAACCGATTAAAGATATAACTCACCCCGCAGGATTTAAACTCTTCAATAATGTTGGTCCAGATTCTTATATACCTGCTCCGCCAGGACCAATTGATACAGGTTACTCAGAAAGACCTCTACTTGGACATTATTTGTGTTATAGATTTGACACTACTCTAGATGCCAGAGAACCATTTCCTGATGTGTGTAATGTGCAGGATCTTTTCCCTTGCGGTTTCAATCCATACACAACAAATCCACTAAACGGAACCCCAAATTGTTTATCTTCCGCACATAATCCTGATGGTTTTCCTATTGGATATACCTATGGTGCCTCGGCAGAAGCAGCAGGTTATACTTACACAGCAGATACATACAATACAGCAGAAGACAGAGGCTACACTTTCTGGACAGTGAATCATCATCCTGCAAGTTGGGCTGATGGAATTGATATAGGAATAGCCTTTGGTGATATTAGACTTGGTGACTTGGTATATCTTACTCCAGATTTATCTAAAAATTATAACGCTTCACCGAATGATCCGGATGAGGATGTTAGCACTTGTACGTTAGCATAAGAGGAAAATAAATGGCAGCAAAAACAAACATAAATCAAACCAACAGAACTATTGAGAATACTAGTTCTATTAAGTTTCGTAACTTAGTGGCAAAAAATGCTATAGATCATCTGTTCGCTGATAATCAGATATTTTTCTTTGCGGCAAAAGCAGGTATAACAGATTCGTCTGGTTCATCTTCAGAATCATCATTTACTGATGAACTTACTTATGAGAATATTACTGTTTTAGAAAGAGTGACATCGAAGGATGTATCTCTTGTTGTTCCTAGAATTAATTATCAAAGTGGAATAGTTTATAATCCATTCAATCCATATAAAAACAATTATGCTTATGTTGTAGATATTCGAGGAAACATTACATATAACTTTAAACCATATGTGATGACATCAGATTATAACGTGTATGTTTGTATAAAAAATTGTCAGAGTGGATTAAATAGAGATAGAGTTGCATCGACAATAGAACCAACTGGTATCGGAACAAGACCCTTTACCACAGCAGATGGATATATGTGGCAGTATATTTGTTCTATCTCGGATGAATACTTCGGTTTTTTAACTGAGAAATGGATGCCTGTTCCAAAGCGAATTTTAACAAAACCGACTACAGGATTAAATAGTGCAAAGTACAGACAATATCAAGTTCAACTTGCCGCTGATACTACCAAAGGATCAATTAAAGATTTAGATATAAACATTGGTAATAAAAATGTTTACTTCGATTCAGAACCCACATTAACTATTATTGGTCAAGGTTCTTCGGCATCTGCAAGTATTGGTACTGCCTATGATTCTAGTAAAGGATATAAGTTAACTGGATATAATATTAGTAATGGTGGTAATGGTTATGTTGGAGGTTCTGTAAAACTAAACATTTCACCAAATAATAATTCTGATATTACAAGTAAAACAGAATTAGAATCTCTAATAACACCACAGACTTCTTTTGGTGGTTCGGATCTAGATATAGGATCTGATCCTACTATTGCACTACAAGCAAGAACTCTTATGTTTGTTGGTAGTATGAGTCAGTCTGATGGTTCGATTGGTTCTTTTCCTGAAGGCATAGTAATGGGTTCTTTTGGTTTAATATCAAATCCAATATATGCCACAGGTCCAAATAAAGGCAGTATTGTTGGTGATGAATTAGGTAGAGGTGCAGACACTAAATTAAACATCAGACAAGCAGTGAAAGTTCAAATCAAAGATAATAGTGGGGCGGGTTTTACATTAACAACTGCTAAGACAGTTGGTGATCCTCGTTTACCTCTAAATAGTAAAGTTCAGTTTAGTCAATCCGACACAGAGGCATCTGTGATTGATCTTAGACCTTATAATTTTAGTGGACCTGGTAGTAGTATAAGAAGTAATCTATTCATCACAGGTCAGAAAACTTCACCAGTTGCTGGAGATATAGTTACTGGTTCTGGTTCTCCCGCTGCTACTTTTGAGGTAGAACAGGTTTTTGAATCACTAGTTCAGGTCGGTTCTGGTAATCTCTTATACATAATACCGAACCTATTCAATATTCTTAAAGAGCAACAGTACATAGCAAGATTTATAATCCCACTATGATCGGAGTAGAAAATGAGTCTAAAAAATCAATCATGGAATAAATCTTTTTTTGGAGCGGGTAGTGGGTATGGGGATAATTGGGATCCTACAAAGAACCCTATTTCTATTGGTTTCGTTCCAGGCTATGCTCTACAATCAAGAGAACTATTAGAACTACAAACAATCTTAGCATATCAAACATCAACTTCAAATAGATGTTTGTTTAAACATGGTCAACCAAGAATAGATTTAGAAACAGAAGATATTAGTTCCCTTGACAAAAGTCCAATCACATACGAAAGAGTAAATAATCCGTTCGCTGAGGGTAATTTAATAGTCTATAAAAATGCTGAATTCTTTACAAACTTTACAACACCGCCGAACATTGGGTCGTGGATTCCAACTGGATTTTGGGTAACTTTTCCTCCATATTTAACTGATCTAGAGAGTTTAGAATTTGCTATACCATCGCTCAGTGTAAATCAGTGGGTAGGTTTTGAAATAGAGATTAGAGTAGTTTCTGGGGACGGAACAGAAACAGATCAGTTTGGAAATATATACGATTTCAGAGATCCAGCAGGTAGAGAATATGCCAACAGTCAAGCGGTAGGAGCGGGTAGACTTGTTTATGAAATTGTAAATCAAGGAACAACAGACGCACCAATACCTCTAGTAACATCACCTATTAGAAATCCTGAATTAGTACGAGAAGCCAGTAATGATTCTCTTAGAGGATTTGTTCCGATTGCAAAGAAACAAGCACAAAACGTCTTTGTTTTTGCTTATGATGATGAAATAACAGTTCCCACACCGTAGTATGACCTTGAGGAAAATAAATGTCAGATATAACAAAAAATAATAGTCAAATATCAGAGGTATCTTTAGGTGATACAATTAATGATTGGCGAACTCTGACTAATGATCAGATTATTGCCAAGTTGAATCTACTTACTGTCTATGGTATAAGTGGGGGTATCGGTTTAGATGTCATCGCGGGGTATCTTGGTGGTGGTTCTGGTGGCACATATGACATATCAATTTCAGATACTATCTCCAAAGGAATAACCATCGATGGTAATTTACTCGTAACTGGTAGTGTGAGTTTTTCCAGTGCGGGTGAAGTATCCTTTCCTAATGGTTTAGTAAATGTAAATGGGGATGATACTCCAGTCGCTGGTTCTGCTACTGCGGGTATTGTTGTTGGATCATACACTGGACCAAACTTCAATAGTGGTATCTCTGCTCCATTCTTCTTGAACGTAGGAGGATCTTGGTTTACTAACCAAGATTTGAAACTTATTGGTGGTGGAACTCTTGCCAATTCTGCAAATCAGAGGATTCTATTCGGTGAAACAAACGGAAAAACTTTATCATTCAGTCAAACTGCAACTGATCTTGTAATAGGAAATGATCATACCTACGATACAGTTCCAGTAGGAACAACTCTTGCGGGTCAGATTGCCCGCATTAGATCCAGTGATGGAAGGGTTGATATTCTAAAGGGTGTAAACAAGAGACGAGTATCTGGTATCTCTCATACTTTTAGTTTCGGTAAAGTAGTTAGGGCAACGGATGTTGATCCAACAGGATTTACTTTAGCAATAGCATCTGGTGGTGCTACTCATGCAGAAGTAGTAGGTATGATCTCTAGAATTAACGGTGACTCAGACTTTGAAGTTACATTCAATGGTGAAGTAGAAGGAATCTTCTCTACTGTTGCTGGTGCTGATCTTTCTGTGGGATGTCCTTACTTCCTATCTGCTGCCACACCAAAGGGTAATATTACACCCACGGAACCAAACACGCCTGGACATGTTTCAAAACCTGTTCTTATTGGACTATCAGCGGACAGAGGTTTGTTTGTAAACTACAGAGGACAGGAAGTAACATCCTTTGCTAGTAGTGGTGGTGGTGCTGGTGGTACTTTCTCTGGAAGATCAATTAGAATGCCGTCACCCTCTGGATTTGCTGTTGGTGATCTGATTGCAATGAATGACGCTGGTACTTATATTAAATTAAATGCGGCAAATACTGGTGATCAACACAGATCAAGAGTGGTAGGTCTTATTGTTAACCCTAGTGAACTTCTTCTATATGGAGTAACAGAACCAACAGATACGTTTGATATAGATACTCATATTACTGGGCAGCCGAGCGACGATCCATTGTTCTTTATCGACTCTCGTGATGGACAACTAAGTAGGTCAGGAGGAACTAACATCAGTGCAACTCCTACGGCACTTCGTATTGGTGCCTCTAGTCAAATCTTCTACTTCAATACAAGATCTGGACAAGGTTATAATACACCTTCACTGGACGCCCTCGCATCAGTCTCACGAGATATAACTGCGTTTACTGCTGCTATAGTTAAGGGTGGTGTGAGTGGATCTTCTGTAGGTGGTGGTGGATATGCTTCTTCTGAGAGATCAACTGGAACTAAAAACTTTCTACTGAATGGTGGTTTTGATATATGGCAAAGAGGTATTGGTGTTAGTTCCATACACACAGGAACCGCAGATACTTACTTTGCTGATAGGTGGTATAAAAACAAGAGAGTTGGTCTTCCTGTAGGTAAAGATTTGTCAGTAATAGAACGTGGAGTTTTTGGTGAAGGACAAACTATTGTATCAGGTAATCCAAAGTATTACGCTAGAGTCAGGGCAAACTTTTCGCCAGGTGCCGGTCAAACGGGAGTCTGTGGTGGCGACTTCATCTCATACAATAACGTAATTGAGGATGCTAATACTCTTGCTGGACAACCTGCTGTGTTATCGTTCTATGCCAGAGGAGCAACTGGAATCACAGGAATGTTGGCTGTTGAGTATACTCAATACTGGCAAGGAACAACAGGTGGAACTTCCAGTAACCAAATTCTTCCTTTAATATATCTTGATGGTGTATATGAGTGGACACGATACGCATTAAACTTCAGTCCAAAAATAGGTCCAATAGGATCGGGGTTGATTGATAGTGATGTTAGTTGGGCAGAAATATCTATATTGCCATATAGATTCAGAGGAATAACTGGTTCTACTGGTGCCGCTGATGTTTTATACACAGGTGAAGTTTCTCTAGCGAAAGTTCAAATGGAGCCAGGATATAAAGTTTCAGATCCATCACCTGTTGATATCAACTTAGAACATGCTAAATGTAATAGATTCTATCAGACATCATATACGATATCTGATTACACAGGCAAAGCAACAATGTCGTCAATCTCAACACCAGACCAATCAACCCCAACTATTAATATGATAAGTGGATCTTCATCAACTATTGTTAGAGTTCCTATTGAGATGAGAAAGATTCCAACAGTGGTTGTGTACTCACCCGAAGGAACTAAAAATATGGCATTCAATGTGAGTGCTGGACGAAATCTAAACATTACTTTTGGTACTTTTGGTTATAATGGTGTAGGAAGATCTTGGGACCCCGCAGCAAGAGTAGGCGCTACTTCGACAGCGACTAAAGGATTCAGATTCAACTCATTATTCGGATGGGTGTTTGGTGACATTATATCTTTCCATTACGTCTTAAACTCAGAGTTCAACACAGGAGTCATTGAATGACCGATTGCAATACTTCAAGTTCAAATATATCAGGTACTCCTATTGCTGGAGAAATAACCCAAGTTGGTTCAAAACTAAGCATTGATGTAGTTCAGGCTGCACATGGGTTTACGGCAGGAAATGTTATTAGGTTTGATGTAGCATCAAATGGATATACACTAGCACAAGCAAATAGTCCACAGAACGCAGAGGTTTGTGGTGTTGTTTCTGATGGTACAATCACTACTAGCATCTTCAATTATGTTATGGCTGGTGATATTATAATGAATAAATTTGCCACCAATAATACAATAAGTGGTTCTACTGGAGCAGAAGTTTTCTTCCTTAGTTCTGTCACTGCTGGTATTATGGATAGTACTCCTCCCAACGATGCAGGATCGGTTCTAAAGACAATCATAGTTAGAGTCCCCTCTACGACAACAAATGGTGTTATACAGCATAAAGGTATTGTTAAAAACTATGTTGGTAATTACCTTGGCGGTGATACCGCAGTTTATATGAGCGGAGTTAACCCAGTCGGATCTATTCATGCTTTTGTTGGACAAAGTTCAACGGTTCCTAGCGGCTGGGCTATGTGTGATGGATCGCCTATTAGTGTAACAACGTATCCAGACTTTAGTACAGCAATCAATAAACGATATGGTTTTAGAGAACTCTTAACTTTCGTAGGTACAGAAGCACCGGAATGCCAGAGAGTCGAGTTTGGAAACTTAGTCGCAAACGTAATAAAGAAAACATCTAATACATTGCTTGTCGAGCATGTCGTCCTACGGAGTGGGAATCTAATAAACAATGTTCGTGGTGAAAATGGACAGGCATCATACAGTGATACGAATCTTACTATAAGTGGATTTCCTCCATCAACACTACTTCAATTTATAGATGGCAGTATCTCAACTGGGTTAACTCCTACTACAATTACTCTAGAATCGGTTCTCACTCCTGACTTTAGAAATAAGTTTATCATGGGAGCAACAGGAGATTCTACTACTAAGAGTGGTTTAAATGTTCAAGGTGGTTCAGAAAAGATTGACATGAATCTTACTGCCAACCAATCAGGTTCCGTAAACTATGGAGTATCAGAGCCTTCCTCTACTAGTTTAACTTCCATAGAAAACATACCTCCATATGTTAGCGTAAACTGGATTGTTCGTGTTGGGGATTCTAGTTATACTTCATTCCTAAATCAACTTAGTCTTAAGACACTTTCGCTTACTAATCTACCAACCTCCGCCGGCGTAGCAGGCTCTATATATTCCGATGGTGGAACACTCAAAGTATCAGGGTGATAAATGTCAAATAGTGTAATTGGATATAACTTAGGCGGAATAGGACCAACTGGACCTACTGGTGGTACAGGACCAAATGGATTAACTGGTCCTGTAGGATCAACTGGTCCTATTGGTGTAAGTGGTCCATCGGGTGCTACAATTGAAAACATAACAATTGGTGAGTTTGATATTGAGGGAAGTTACTCTGCTAGAACATTATATACTAATGGTGATGTAGAATTACATGATCTTGGAATATCAACAACAATTGATTGTGCGAATCCACGATCTTTGGGTCCACAAGGTCAAATTGTTTTTGAAGTTTATTCTTCAACTACAGGACCATACGAACCAATAATGGTCACTGCGGATTGTGGAACTGCTAATAATATAAAAACAATTTCAGGTACAGGTGGTTTTGTAGTAACACATACCAACGACGAGATTAATATTAAATATAGTGGTAGTGGTTTTATTCCTGTTCCTGCCAGCGGACAAATAGGACAGATTGCCTATATGGGAGGTTCTGGTGGAAATAGTGCCGAGGCTACGCCACTAGTTCGAGGTGCGGCAGGATTTGAGTATAACGCCGAAAGACAAACCATACGAGCATTATCTAGAAGTTATAATGAAGTTGGTTATAGGTTTGGTATTACAGAAGTAACTGGTGAATCAATCACATCATCAACTAGAACTATAGAGTTCAATGTAAATCCTGGTCTTCATCTAGGCACATCTTCTATTAGAAATGATCCACATGGTTCAACTGCTCCTTGGGGTAATGTTTGGGTAGTAGACGCAAACGAACTTTACAAAGATGAGACAGGAGAAGTAGTCACCGACACTGCTAAAGCACCTTTTGTTAAGTTCAATGATGTTACACCAACGGATCATAATTTTAATGATTACTTTGGTGGTGATAATACAAACAGAGCATCTGCCTTTACTCTTATAATTAAGGGTGGAAATTTCTTAGCAAGGTCTGATGGGGCAACTTTAGATGGTGATACCTTCCCATCTAACTGGATTTTTCCTTATAACGAACGACCTGTATTGACAGATGCTACTGACATTTATCAGTTCGTTTCGTATGGAGAAAAAAATACTAATGGTATTGTTTGGTATGGAAGTCCTTTGAAGTCCAATCCAAATGTAGATATATTCTTTACTACATACTAAGTCGAAAATCAGGATTTTAATATGGGCAATTCTTCCATCTCTACACTAATGGGACCGACTGGACCAAGAGGAGCAACGGCCCCTGATGGATCCGTTGGTGCCTCAGGAAACACTGGATCTACAGGCACCACAGGAAACACTGGATCAACTGGTGCTGGTATTTCTGGTTCTGCTGGCGTCACAAATTGTAATCAAAGATTATTAAAAAACAAAGACGGGCAATATTTTGTCATTGGTCCTATACAAGGAGCAACTGGTTCTCCTAGTGGTGGAATCAATGGTGTTGTTTGTGATTCTTGTTCTGTTGGGTTTGATTGTCCACTAGGATTGTATTGTTGTTGTGGACATTGCATTCCAGTGGAAGATCCTTGTCTACCAGATTTAGGTTCCCCTTGTAATCCTAGAGTTGATATTAATGTTCTTGGTGGGGGTGCCAGTATTCTAAGAGGAGTTGACGGACCTACTGCTTACTTCAAATCAATAGTCACCGACGATCCAGATATTACAATTGAAGAACTATCTAGTCCCGCTGGTCTAAAAATCTCAGCACCTGTAGGGTCAGGACAACAGTCACAGATCGTAGGGCAGACTGGTGAACTTTTATACTATTCTGGAACAACATTCATCAGTGGTGCTACAGGAACTTTTTATAAAGAATCAAATGGAGAGAGTGCCGAAGCAAATTCACTTCATGTTGTTTTAGGAGACTTCAAGGAAGTAGTTAAGAGACATGATCCTAATGTTGCTGAGTTTGTTACTCTTGATTTGAATGAGGCCAATACTCACTACATTGTTGGTACTCAGGGATTTAGAATTAGTTCTGCCTCCACAAACACTAACGCTGGTTATACTGCCCTTGATAGTTCTGAGGGTGTTACATACGGTGAGTCTGTCAACTTAACTATGATCATTAAGAATGGTGGATTGGCATCAGATTCTCAAAATCCATTCGCTACACAAAATACCCCATTCAAGTTTTATGAAACTCCAGAATTAAGTATATCTGGAACGGATATTATAAATTGTATTTCGTTTAACAAAGGAACAGACTGGCATTGTTTTGTTGCTGGTATAGATTATGATGTAACTTACCAAAATGACTTCAAAATTGGAGCATGTTGTACCAACGGAGAATGTAGAGATTATGTTTTCGATGTTAACTGTGAAGGTGAATTGTTCGATAGAGTTACATGTTTTAGTGAACCTTGTAGTGACGATTTGGGTGCTTGTTGTGTTAATAATTCTTGCTTTAAATTTTCAAGAGGAAAATGTGATGAGATCGGAGGACTCTTTTTCATTAATCAACAATGTGGAACATTTAGTTGTCCTGATCCTTGTGGAGAACTTGGATGTTGTTGTCTTGGATCGGCGGGAAAAGTAAACGCAAATTCAGATATTTGCGATGATCTTGGGGGAATTTTCATAATTGGTACTTTATGTGATGATTCAGACGATCCTTGTTTAGAATTAACTAAAGGAGCCTGTTGTTTTGAGGAAACATGTGGTGAACAACTTCTTCCTACAGTGTGTTCTGATGCCGGTGGTATTCATATGGGTGCCGGAACCATATGTGGTAATGTTGATTGCTGTTCAGGACAAACAGTTCTTCTTGGTATGTGCTGTACACCTTCAGGATGCTCTCCAAATTATCCTGTAAAACAAATAGATTGTTCTTCTAGTAATTCATGGAATCTGGGATCTAATGATTGCTCAATCTGTGATACTGCCATCTCTTGTAATTGCGAAACAACTACACCAACATTTAAGAAATGGAGATTATGGATTGCTGGTGTAACAGGAACAGAAGGAGGAAACCTTCAACTGTTAACTGATGGAATTCCTACTAACTATCTTTTAGGACCAACTGGGTGTGATAGGATGTCTGATGGATATCACAACACACACTTCGATAGGTATGACGAACCCGGTTTAATTCATGATGCAAATACTCAAGCGATGGCTTGGGCCAAATCCTTTAATGTTGGTGGCGTAGCAGTAGAGAACTGGAGATATGTTCCAAGTATATCTGAAATGGCATATATTGTTGCCTTAAACAAGCAGTTTGATAATGTATTGATTGGCGATACATCAGAGAATCGTCAATACTGGACATCAACTAGAAAAGAATACAACAGGTTCTTCACCATAAACGAATCTGGATGGGCGCTTGCTTATCCCAATAATGATAACACACAAAGTAAAAAATCTTTGGCTGTTTATAGAGAAATGTTAGCAGATGATTCAGAAGAAGATAATGGATATATGATTGGTGATGTGGAGAATGGTGCTACGTATGCTGGTGTCTTCTCGACAAATTGTTCACTAAACCTTACTAACCATAATTCTGAAACAGGATATGATGCTCCAACCATCACCTGTGCAAATCTTTTAGAATATGGGTACTGTTGTAATGATTTAACAGTTTGTTCTATTAACAACGAGTATGATTGTATTGCTGCTAGTGGTGTTTACTTCGGTGATGACCTATCAGCAGACTGCGTAAAAGGATCACCATGTGAAGAGCCAATCGCCGTTGAAACAAAAAACTGTGCCAGGGCAGGAGTTCTTTTGTATAAGGCGACAGAAGCAGGCTGTGCTAGTGGACTTGCTGAACAGATGTATCACTACGCTGGAGATATTGATACAACAACAGGCTTACCAGTTGATCAAAGCACATATTCTAC